CGTATAAACTGTTAAGGTTAATTTTTTTGACCAACTGGCGCTTATCCCAGAATGCACGATCTTCATCAGTTGTTGCTTCTTTTTTCTTTGCCTGGAGTTCTTTTCGTTCCGCATACCATCTTTCTAACAAGCCAGGCACAACGGCCTTTTGTTCATAGCTGAAGATTGTGCCATTGGCACTCAGCATCCATGGTCGATTACTATCAAATATCAAGCGCCAGATGTCAGCAGCACTCATTACGTCTGAGCCACCGGTTTCCCAATCTACAGTGATCTCTGTACCAATTTCTCCAGCCATTACGGCAGTATATTCAAGAGTACCAAACATGTTTTCCCATGCATCTGCAAAACTTGAACCTGCGGCCATTTTTTCTTGAATATATCTATCAGTCATTATCGGCCGGAGCTGTCCAACAATCGACTCTTGTGCCATGTTAAGAGCGCGGATCGCTGACGGGTACAGACTGTTGATGTCGATGGCGCCGATCCAGTCGTGCATGCCTTTCTTGGGGAAAGCAACATAGGCACCTGCCGCTTGTGTGTCTCCTTGATCATCTCTTCCTTTCCTGTTAGGTACAACCATACCTCGTTGATGTGCTTCATTGATAATCGCCTGCTCTGTGACTGCTACTGCTCCCATTGTGGTAGGAAGCAATACTGTGTTATCATGTGCCAGTTCATTGGCTAGATCCAAGAAACGTAATTTCTTGTCAAGCTTGGCCACAAGCATGGTATCTTGTCTGTTGTAGTCAATGAACTTGGGAAAGTCTTTGTTGTATAGCTGATCCAGTGTGCCTTCGTACTGCGTTTTGCGCTCTTCCAGTTCGTATTCGCCAATGGCATCCAAACTGTAACTATGGCGTTCTTCATATGTGTATTTGCGATACAGTTGCATATAGTCCATATGCACACGACCAATTAAATCAAAGGTCAAGTTCTCTGCGCCAAAGCGTTCAAAGGTTCTTTGCTTGGGCAATTGCCCCCACAAGCAGAATCTACGTGTATCGTCTTTGTTGAGTACTCGGGTCACACGCATGACCATGTAAGGGATATCGAAGCCTTCTGAGTTCCATCCACTCAAGATGTCTGCGTCATCAATTATATCTAGGAAAGTGTTGAGTAAATCTTCTTCGCGTTCAAACAAGAAACAGTTGTCATACTGGTTGCAAATCTCTTGTGCTGTTTCCCAACTGTAACTCTTTGGTGGAACAACCAGTGTAACCAATTTGTCCATCCAGTCAAGATACACACTGATAGCTGTAATTGGATTAAAAGGATCTTCTGGTTTAGAGAAGCCTCTTACTGGATCAAAGTCAACTTCAATATCGAAAAACGCAGTCTGTAGCCGGGGAGAGGTTGCCCCCAAATAGTTTTCTTCAAGACAGCGGAATACCGGATTGATATCCGACTCCCAAAGTTGTTTGTTAGAATTGATACGTAGTTCTTTTTGAAATTCTTTCTGCGAACGACTCGAAAATCTGCTTACAGGAGTGCCATACACAGTACGAAATTTACCACGTGGGTCATCGTAATAAAAGATATAGGTCGCAGGGTATTCTCGATAGACTCTCTCACCGCCAACACGCTCTACAACATGGATACGATCCGCGTTACGATCATATAATGCGTCAACATAGCTCATAGATATATTTTATTTTTTTGTAACGAAGAAGTCAACAACATATTCGCAAAGATTAGCAAATTTTAAACACAAAATCATCACTAGGTATATACCCACTCCTAATGTAAGCCATTGTGCCACAATTGATAAAAAAATCAAAAACATTAGGTTAGCATCCTTATCAATCCAATAGCGTCAATAGTGGTCAACAATAGGTAATTAGCCAGCATGCCAAATGATTTCCTAGTATAAGCAGCCCAAGCATACATAGCACAGCCAAGCATCCAAATAGGGTACAGCGCAAGTAAAGGCGGATCAGGGACTGTGAGCGCCATAGTAATAGCGCATCCAATACTAAAAGCCCAAGCAAGCAGCTCAATAATGAAACGTAACTTGTAACTACGCCAATCATCTCGTATCCAATCTATTGTTGGTTGAAATATTTCATACATTTAAGAGGCCTAAAAAGTTTTCATATGTGTCACTATTTCTTAATTTAATTAATGCATTTAAATTTTTGTTTTGAATGTTTCGTAACTTATCAATATCAAAAACTTCAGTTTGTAATTGTTTTATAACGTCAATTACAGCATCCATTCTTGATTCTAAATCTTGTATAGAATCGTAACTTTCATCAAATATATCACTGTAGGTTGTAAATCCCAGACCATGTAAGAATTTTAAATAACCCGGAGTGCCCATAACTACAAAAGGGTGCCCTAGTATGATACATTTGATTGTTTTTTCCGTTACGTGATATTCTTGTAAAAGTGCCTCTGTTTCTACTACAACACTGAATTTAGTTGAATAAAAAAGTTCGTTCTTGGTAAAATAACTTAGATTGTATGTCAAGTTTGTGTCAGGTATATGGATTGGTTTATAAAATTTATTTTCAAATTCAAATTTTGAATTGGATCTTTCATAAGGAATATCTATGCTTAATAAATCTTTATTGCCTAAACATTGGCCATAATATGAAGTTAGAGTATTAGCTAGATTCAATTTGTTTTCAAGTTTTTTCACAAATTGATCGCGCCAAGTTTTAGATCTACCTACCAAACACAAAAAATCATATTGGGGTTGATATCTAGATAAAAAATCTAAATCGAGCAAATGAAAATATAAATTAGATCTGTTAGCCAATCTATTTTGACAATCAACTAGATCCCATGGCATATAAACCAATTCATAGTTTATATCTATTGATTGAGTTTTGACATCCCAATAGGATTCGCTGAATATGATATATTTTTTTGAGGGATCTAGTTCGTTGACTATAGTCGTAAATTGATTTAGTGTTTCAACTACAATTATATTAATGTCTTGAAAATGTTTTTGACTATGATTATGAAATTCAAATATGTCATAGATGGGTATGCCATCGTCAATAAAATCAAATTTTACAACATTATACCCATGTTGAAGGTATTTTACATGTTGATAATGATCTACATGATTTAAAAAACTTTCAAAACTTTGAAATCCAAACGTGTCTTTACGTGGACCAAATTGGACTCTAGTCAAAGAGTTTTGCCCACTGTTTGAAGAATGGTGTTCAATTCTTCATTGTCGGCGTTTTCTTCGCCCAGTTTTGATTTGAATGCAGTACGGATGGCCTTTTTAAGAATGGATGGTTTGATTTCCATTTCTTCAGCAACTGCTTTGATAGTGTCACTCAAACCAGCATTTAGATCTTCTACTTCTTGCATGATAGTCATGCCTTCATTGATGATTTGTGTTAGTTTTGCCTTTTGTTCTGCAGAGAACATCCTTGAACTCATAATATCTCCTGGATAAAGTATGGTTTATTATAAACTACAAATAAGGAAAACGCAAGAAAATTTTGCTCACTTTAACTCTTGGGGCACGACTCCCTTGAGTAAGCCAGCAGCCGGCTCTTCACGGTCCTAAGGTGAAGACTTATTTTTTGGGTTCGCAGATTCTGGTTCTAACAATCTTGCCATTATCGTCGGTTTCTTCTCGCCATTCGGTACAAATCTGTGTTTCTTGTTTTGGTTTTTCTGGCACCAATTTATCCACTGTGTAGCTGGCAGTCATCCAACCCATGGCACTAAAAAACCCCCATACAACCATGTAAGGGATTTCACCTAACATCGTTTATTTTCTGTTTGATTATCTCAATGACCTGATCATTGAGTACCACTTCATAATGATTACATTCCAATTCGATCAGTTCCATAATGTCTCCTCGATGACTTTGACTGGCAATGGTTACAACACCATCATTGGGTGTTGATATCCACGGAGCCGATCCTGTTGTTGTTACAACATTGGTCCATGGACGATGTAAATCAAATGTTCTAGCTTTTTTCATGGCCCAACTGTTGGGACCTATGTCTTTGAGTAATCTGCTGTAAGGCAAGAAGTATTTGGCAACATCTGCGGATTCAGCACCACCATATGGTGTGCTCAATGTCACTGCACCTAATACCTGATCTGCGAATTCTTGTGCCAAGTGTAGTGCATATATGCCACCAAGACTATGACAAATGAAGAACATGTCTTTTTGAGCACTCAATAGCTCTTTCATGTTTTCTAAATTCTTTTCAAAACCATTTCTACTGTCATAATTTATCAACAGAGTTTTGCCTTTGATTTGTCGTCTGATGTAGTTGAAACTTTCACTGGTGGCACTGGCACCGTGAATATAAACTAAAAGCATGATAAATTATTTAAGCGTGGATCTCAACATCCATGAGTGTTTGGCATGAGCATCCTGCCTGCTTGCAAGAAAATCACTTAAACCGTGTTGGCCTAATTCTTCTGCGGCTCTAAAAACAATGCGGAACATTTCTTGCATGCGGTCGCTGTCTTCCAGTAACTCTACCAACATTGATTCTGCAGGCAACACTTGAGTTTCGTCGTCAATTTGACTTAGAATACTGAATCTTGTAAATGAACCCGGAGTGTATGTGCCAGTGGCACGAATTTCCTCAGCAAACTTGTCTATGCTGCCATACACTTCTTCGTAGATGTTGGCAAACAGTTCGTGATATTGTGGAAAGTTAGGACCTTCCACGTTCCAGTGAAAATAATGAGCTTTCAAGTAAAAAGCATATTCACTTGCAAATGCAATTTTAAGAGCTTTGTGTAATGATTCCATAGCAGTATTTATCTGCCTTGGCCTCTATAAGCTTTGAAGCTGCGTTTATAGCTTTTGTTCATTGCACTTGTTTTTGGTCTAAGACCACCAACATGTGTACGCTTGACCACATGATCAATTGCGGGCTTGCCTGTTGCAGATCCTTTTGCTTTTGCCATTTTCGTTCTCCTGTGAAGTTATTTAAAATTTTTATCTTTACCGTAGAACTCGCTGTTCTTGTCGGGTTCTGCAGTTTTTTCATACATCACTGTGTCAGTATCTCCCAAGCGCCATTTGGGATTTTGCTCTACTACATATTTGCGAGTACAAACTCGAAAATCAGGAAACTTCATGTCTGTGGGATTGCTTGCAGCATCAAAGAACAAACAACGATTGTTGGGTTGTGCTGCGTATTGCCCGTTGTCTAATTCTATAAAATTAAAACTTTTGTGATCTTCAGGCCATTCACTATAACCTGTGTCAATTATGTTATGATCTGGGTGTGCGTTATCTACAGTAAAAAGATAATTGCCCGAATACATGTTTTTGTCTTTGGCATAGAACTTGCAACTGAGATTTTTTAGAAAGGCTTTTTGAATAATGGCAATGTCGTAGTCAAAGCAGTCCCATATTTGCAAGCTGTCTAAAGGTAAAAAATTTTGTGGTTCAAGATTTTCTGTGCGAGACACAAACGCATGTAAAGGTAGTTTGTCATAAAGTGCGCCATAGTTGGGTAAGTATGCCTCTATTCTAAATGCCTGTCCTCTGATACTTTTTAAACTTATCCAGATGCAAGGCTCATATTCATCATGTCCCCGTTCAAAGTCGTACAGAAATTCGCGCCTGATATACGAGTGTATAGGCGGTAAGTTAGCTACTAAAAATGACATTGATTGAACTCATTATGGTTGATCTTGATCTTTCTGCATACGTCTAATAATGCTTTGATTTTGTCTTGATGGATCTAGATAATTTTTGATTTCTTGATCGGCCAATGCCTTGGGATCCTGTAGCAACTTGCCTGCTGTAAACACTTTGCCTAAAAAATCAAGACCCTTGCGTAATCCACTTGGCTCTTGTTGATCCTGTGGTTGTAATTCTGGAATACCTTGCTCTTTCATGCTGCGTGTCTTGGTAGCAACATTCTTTGCTGGGCCTCTACGTTCTGGATTGGGATCTTCTCTGCGTTTCTTTGCTGCACTGCTGGCACGACCTTTTTTGCCCAATGCGTGTGCTTTACTAGCCGGTAAGCATTTGGGTTTACCTTCGCCACTGTCTCTTCCGCCACACTCGCCGCGAATCTTGCCATCAGGGCCAAATCGTACCCATTTTTCTCTGAACCATTTTCGCAAATCTTCCTCTAATTCGGATTCATTGAGGATTGATAAATCATAGTCGTACTGGTCAGCTGACTCATCTGTTTTTTTAACGCTGTTAATAAATTTACGATAAACACCAGCTGCTTCAGTTTTGCCTGCTGCTCGTGCTCGTTGTTCCATAGCAACTGCTGCTTGTATCTTGTGTGCGTGAGAACGGCCGCTGTTTTTAATTTTACTGACACTGGCACGAGCATCTGCTGCTGTGGCAAATTTTAATCCATGAATTGTGCCTTTAGGATCTTCATCTGTATATAGGTCAGAATGTGATCGTGACTTG